ATGTCCAACTACGTTGTTCAAGGCAAGCTCGGCACCGGCAAAGGAAAATATGCCGCGAAGGTCATGCGCACGGCCATGCGTGAAACCCGGCGGGTCGCCACCAACTGCGATCTGTTCCTGGACAAGCTCCTGGCACCGGACAGCAAGGCAACCGCCATCCGCGTGCCCGACAAGCCAACGGCGGCGGACCTCCTGGCCATCGGCCACGGCTGCACCGATGAGGAAAAGTACAACGAGGACCGTTACGGTGTCATGGTGCTGGATGAACTCGGCTCCTGGCTCAACGCACGGTCTCACGCATCGCCAGATCGAGCGGCCTTTATCGATTTCATCATTCACGCCCGCAAGCAACGCTGGCACGTGTATTTCATCGTGCAGGATCTGGAAATGATCGACCGGCAGGTACGGTCTGGCCTCGTCGAATACAACGTGCGTCTGGTCAGGGCCGACAAGCTGCGTATCCCTGTCGTCGGTGCACTCCTGGGCAAGGCAGGCAAGCTCAAAGGCCTGCACATCGCCACGACCACCCTGGTAGAAATGCCCGGCTTTGTCGTGGACCGGGACTGGTTCAAGGGCACCGACCTGCAGGACGGCTACGACACTTTGCAGTCGTTCCGCGATTGGGCCAGAGAGCCGAGTCACCCCAACTTCCAAGGCGAACGCTACGCAGGTCCTTACAGCTACCTCTCGTCGTGGCACCTGAAGGGCAGGCACGAACGAATCGTGCCCAAGCAACGCAACTTTTTGCAGCGTGCCATCTGGCGCGATCCACCGGCAGCCAAGCCACAACTGAAGCCCAAGGCACCTCTGATTGCCCGCTTGGAAGCGCGGCCAGTCAATGAGGCGTGGCGTCTCGCGGTCGAAGCTGCTCGCGTCGTGGCGCAGCGCCAAGCAATGCAGGCCGCAGCATGATCGGCTACATACTCTTGGCGCTCGTGTTCGGATGGGTGGTGTTCAGCGCAGCCAGCAAACTTGCCGGTGATCTGGAAGACCGGTAACCTCAAATCGCGGGAAACAATGCTTGCGTGACGAGCCGGTTATCGCGGGATAGTGCCCTCCATCACCACGCCAGTCCGTGCACCCGTATGGAAAGGTCGAGCGCTGATCTGTCATCCGCGGCGACCATGTTCCATCGCCCGTACCTCGTTCGTGGCTTGAAAAACCGGACCCCGCGTCGAAGACGCCGCAGACATTCCACGTGCTTTCAGCGACACCCCACTCCTTTGACAACTTGTAGTAGCTACCCCCGCACATCTGAGCGGCCTTGTCAATCAGTGCTAATCCGTATTCCATACTTAACATCCTGTAAAGATGATCGGCCCTACTTAACATGTTGTTAAGGAATCACATGGGGCAACCAAATGATCACTTTCGAATTTCACACCGGTGCCGAAGTCCGCACGATCAACTACACGGACAAAGGCGGCAAACCTGCCACGATGTACAAGCAGGAAGCATACGTCCAGCTTGTGGACCGTCAAGGCCATAAACGGCCTTACCCCGAAAAAACCACCGTCTCCCTGCAGACCGACGACAAGGGCCAGCCCAAGCCCTACGCACCCGGCCTGTACACCCTGCACCCCGCTAGCTTCTACTTGGACCGATTCGGGGGCCTCTCGGTTGCCCCCAAGCTGACCCCCGCCAAGTCGAGCTGAGCGAGGTGCACCATGGCGCACCCAGACGAACAGTTCACTCCCCCGGATGAGCTGACGCTCCGACGGCTCCAGCTTCTCGGCCACCTCGCCGCAGCCTCGCGCCTCGCGCTTGAGGACTGCGAGCCAGCTTCGTCTCTCGACCTCGCAGTCATTGCCAGTTCGCAAGGTTTGCAGGTCGAGTGCACCTACTACGTCAACGGTCAGCCCATCGGTGGCTGGGGCCAATGAACAAAATCCCCCAGCAACTCGGGCTTGAGTTCGAGGCACCGCCTGTGCTTGTGGCCACCTACCCAAACCGCATGGGGTGGTTGCTCGCCTGGGCGCGCACGTCCTACCCCCGCACCCACCATGCAGACCCGGTGATCTGGGCCACGGCCTGTGGTCATCGCATGGTCGGCATCAAAGGTGGCTGGCTGTGATCCGCCACTACGTCCTGCACGTTGTCTCCGTGCTCGCCCTGGCGTTCGCCTACCTCCAATGGGAAGAAGCCTTCTTCAAAGGCTTTCACGCTGCCGCCTCGTCCATCACCTGCGAGGCTACGCCGTGAGCGGGCTCCCGACAGGGCTTGTCCCTAGTTTTAACAACGTGAAAACGTGTTTTCGGGTCGATGACTCAGATGTCCCCAGGACACACGACATCGACAACCTGAAAATGCGTTGTTCCCGGCTTCGTAAGAACCTCGGTGTTTCGGCCAAGCTGTTGTCGGAGTCCAAGGGTCGTTGCTGGATGCTCACGTTGACCTATGCCGACGCCAACGGCTGGAAGCCTACCCACATTCGGGATTGCCTCCGCCATCTGCGGCAGTGGCTCTGGCGCTCGTTCAAGTGGCGTCTCCGATACCTCTGGGTCATGGAGACCCAGGACCGCAAGTCCGGTCCTCAGAAAGGGCAGTTCGCCCCCCATTACCACCCCGTCATATGGGTGCCGCATCAGGTGTCGCAATTCGATTTGCGCATGGACGAGCGCGGCTGGTGGCCTCACGGACTGACCAACGCAGTCAAGGCCATCGCACCGGTTCGCTACGTCATGAAGTACGCGAGCAAATTTGACTCGGTTGGCTCATTCCCCAAGGGCGCACGTTGCTACGGCATCGGTGGCCTCGATCAAGTCGGGCGCTCTATCCGTTCCTGGCTCAACCTCCCTTCGTTCGTGCAGGGCAGGGCGTCCATCGCCTGCAATTGGCGCAGGTCCAAAGGGGGAGGGTGGCAGTCGCCGTCCGGTCAGTGGTGGCCCTCGGAGTGGGCGCTTCTTGAACGCGGCAAGCACTCTGCGCAGCTGCTTCGTGTCTTCAATCACCCCCGCATCGTTGACGCATGCGGCCCGTTTTCATGGTCCCCAACCTTTCAGGTGCCAGCATGAAAAACATCATCGCCTGCCTCAACGTCACTCTGTTCCTGGCCGCCTGCTCGGCACACGTCTGGACCCATACGAACACCGATCTCATCGCACGCGATCGCATGTCCACCGATCAGCGCGCGGAATACCTCCGCCACGGCGGCAACCTCCGGGGGTTCTGATGGACTCCACCGTTCTGCTCGTCGTGGCCTGTCTGGGTACGTGCTTCTTCGCCTTCATTTGTGGCTACCGCGATGGGAGGTCGTTGTGAGCCTTGAAGCCTTCATTGCGCTTTACCTCGGCGGTCTCGCGTCGTGCTATTGGGCAGGGCTCAAGTTCGGTTACGTCGTCCGCCTTTTCAAGAATCTAGGCACCTCTGCCTGA